TATCTCGACCGGGTAACGGTTATAGTTTTTCAATGTACGTATGCTTTCGGCGGCTTCTTTTGCGGCGTTCTGTCCGCAGGCGGCGTATACAATCCCGTTCACTGGTGGCGCAAGTGCCAGTTTGGTGATAGCGTACAGGTCATTGCTCGCACGGTGTAAAGGACACGAAGGAAGGCGTGTTGTTCATCTGCCCCGCCCGCTATCTCTGAGCGCCATTTTTCAACCAGGTCTTCTGTGTTGGGTGTCTGGCGTATCCACATCAGGCTCGTGTTGTAAACTGGTATTCTCAAATCCCCGATAACCTCAAGCGTTTGCGCCTTCTCTTCATCGCTTCCATAATCCCGGGCGGTCTTGTTTTCATCAACGAGCATCGCTAGAATTTCCCATCCGGGTTTCCCGGTATCCTCAAAATCAAGCAGGCGCGAGAATCCAGAAATGATAGCGTGTTCTGTCACGGTAGTGGAACCAGGTTTCCATATCATTGTACGAGAGAAAGGCAAATTGAGAACGTTGCTTAGTTTCGTATCTAACAGCGTTCCTATGTGACCGAGAAAATCCAGTCTAGGCAATGCATCAGAGAGAACGAGAATTCCACAGTTGTCAAATTGTAACGCCTCTTTGAGCCGGTCTTGGCGCGGAATTTCTGCTTGACCAGAAGCCACCAATTGACGAGCACGGGATTTGTATACTGGAAGCCAACTACCAGGATGATAACTGACCGGCTCGCCGTGCTCGTTGGTTTCCCGAATGATACTCTTTGCCCTGACGTAAACTTTTGCCATTTTCCCTCCTATTACTAGGGTGCCTTTCTTTTTTTGATGTGAGCTTTCTCCACAACCGCCTCAAGTTTTCATATCATCCCTCCTGGGGAGCGGGTAGATGTTACCCGCTCCCCATCTCATAGTCAGTTTAGTCAATCACCTCGGCGATAGCAGAGGTAGAGACAGGCGGATAGTTCGCGGCGAACTTAATCGGGATGACCTCACAGTAAACCGTATCAGTCCCGATAGTCAGCACACCCCGAATGTAGTCAAAGCCACCGTCCACGTCAAGCTCTTCAGTGCGAAGCTCAACCACGCAAGTCTCGCTTCCATCGCCACCAGCCTGGGTCAGTTGCGTGATTGCCTTGCTGCTGATGTCCTTCGCACCTGTGCCGGCAGACGCCGTTGCCTGCTGGAGCTTGAAATCCAGCGTGGAGAGCGCGGTCATTGCACCAACGCGAACGATGTAGATCGCCCGCTGGTGGTTTGCCATAGAAGTCCAGGTCGTGTTGTAGGCTGCTACTTGTTTCAACGCCGGGTAGAGACCGGCGATGATCTCGTTCAGTTCAGTGAATCTTGCTGTATACATTATTTGTCATCTCCCCGGTTAGCTACCCGAAACGTCGCCCAGGATCACGAACGGTGAAACCTGAGTTGTTCCGTCAGAGTAGGTTAGTGGAGCGGAAAGCCAGGGCCTTCCATCCACGCGGTGCACGGCGCGCCATGCGGTGATGTCATTCTGGAAGCGGTAATGCTTCGAGCTGTCAATCGTGATGCTCTTACGGTCGCCGATTAGGTACTTTGACCAGTCGGCCAAGATGAGATCTCCGGCCGTCCCCAGTACAGGGCAGTGCTCGCTAAAGATGAGTGGATACCCGAACAGGGTGTGCGGCATCGCGTCGCGGGCGCTGGGCATGAAGACATAACTCGGATTTAGCGCCGGGCCATTCATCAGCATCAAGTTCGAGAGAGCCTGTCGAGATGCAAACCAAACCGGGTTGACACCCTGAAAGCTCTCCAACATGTCCACCACGTCAGCGAGGGCGATAGCGCCAGCACCAGCGCGGTTGACAGTGATGGTAGCAGGAGCACCAATTACACCCAACGGTTGACCCGCGCCAGTTCCGTTAATGAACGCCTCTTCCTCGTACCAGTTGATCGTACCCTGGAAAGCGCCAGACAAAAGGGCTTCCAGGCTTACGGCAGAATCTTCGAGCAGTTCGTCGCCCGCTTCGGTGTAGCAGACCATCTTGTGCGCCGTCAGTACGAGTTGGCGGAACGTCGGTTCGGTCTCAGTTTTCGAGGCTGCCTCTTCTGTCCACTTTGCCAGGACGCCACCCCACCAGTGAGGTTGATTAGCAGTCGTCCCGGTCTGGTCGAGAGTCGGGAAACGCAACGTCCGGCGGCGCATCGGCAGGATCGTGGCCCGTTGGCGCACGATGGTTTCCGGCGGCTTGATGAAGTAAACTTCGGTTCCCTGTTCGACCGGAACCAAGAATCCACCAGAGGCCCCCACGCTTTCGACTAGATCTTTTTGGCCTTTACCCGTATCCCACCCGTCACTTTGACGCAACGGTGTCCCAGGTTCGTCTGGATCGCTCCACGCCTTGAGGCGCTTGTCGCGCTGCCCATGACGAGAAAAGTTATACACCGACACCAGGTACTCACCCAGCGTCTTGAACCCAGTCGGCTTTTCTGGCGGCGGTTTGTTGTCGTGAACCTCCATAGACATCAGGCCCTTGCTTGCTTCCTTGATCTGGAGCAAGGTGTCGATGTCCGCCTTGAGCGCCATCGCCTGTTCAACTTTGGCGCGGGCTGCTTCTTTTTCCTCTGCTGAAGATTCAGCACTCAGCAACACCGGCTGTGCTTCGTCGAGCAGGAAAGTCGCCTGGCCTTTCAGTTCGTTTATTTTCGTTCCTGTGATTTCCATTTTAGTTAATCCTCCACGTCGATTCCTATGAGAGCTATTCTAGCCCTCTGGATTTCTAACAATATCAGTTCGTCCGAGGTGGGTGGATCGCCATCCGGCCCGGCCTGCTTTACGTCTGATGTTTCTATCGCGGCCTGTTTATCAGGTGCGTCGTCATCTTCTGGTGGTTTCGCCTGGGGGAGCTTTTCAAACCCAGGTATGTCAATCCCGGCATCCTCTAGGATTGCGATGATCGTGCTCAGGGCGGTAACGAGTTTTTCGGCGTTGCGTTGTGCTAGAACGCGCCCGGCTTTTTGTTGCAGATGTGTCATAATCGCCATTTGCAATTCGCCACCTGTTTCGGGTGGAATATTGCATTTCTCAATAAAATCCCTGTACTGCTTTGCAAACGTCTCAACCTGGATTATCTTTTCTGGAGATGATAAATTTGTTACATCCGCCGCGTCCTTCTCCGCTTCTGCCTGTTCAACACGCTTCATCGGACTACCACATTCGGGACATGCCACGTCATCAGGTTTCGTTGACTCCATTTCGTGGCCGCACTCGGTACATACGTACAAAAACGGCCCCTCTTCGTCGGGTACGATTTCGGAATCAGCTTCCTCGGTCATCTGCTTGCCGTCATCTTCGTCCACATTGGCGTGAAGCGCGGCGATCTGCGCTTGCGCCTCTGGCTCAGTAGGATGGCAGCCCAGGCTATCACCTGTCGGGTTTCCTTCCTCGTCCACTTTATAGACGCAATACTGCTCATCCTCCGGAAAAACATCCCAGGGCTTTTGTTCCTTTTGTTTCGCGCCGGTGGTTGAGGTGGCAGAATTCATACCCCAGATGACGGGTGAGATTTCCCACAACTTCAGCGTTCGCAAGTTGCGAACGGTCACTTCCTGGTCGTCTTTCGTGGCCTTCGAGAAGTCGTGATCCATCACATCGTAACCAAAGCTCCACTCGTCCACATCACCCTCGTGTAGCAGATGAAAAACGTCTTTCCCGTTCTCGGTTTTCATATTGAACTTGACACGCGACCAAGCTCCACCGATAGCGTCGGGACAAAGAGCCTTTATCTTTTCTGGAAGCTCATCCCGGCTCAATTCACGAAATGCTTCAGGGTGACCCAGGACGCGCAGCACGCTGTCCGTCTGGTGCTGGTCTAACACGCGCACCTTGAGGCCGCGTTCCGCAAAGGTTTTCGTGAAAGCGCCGGGATGGATAATGTCAAGTCCTTCATCTACGTTGCCCATCACGGCCCACACGGTTTCGACGATTCCTTGCGCCTCATCTGCCTTCGTCACTAGTCCTGGAAATGTTTTACGTTCCATTTTATCACCTGCTTTTTGTCTCACTAGGCCCCGGTTTTATCATACTAAGACACCGACGGCATATCATTTTATCTGCATCATGCTTGCTATTGGCTGGCGTTTGAACAGCTTGGTCATATCGTACAAAGCGCCCGCATTCAGCGCACGGAATAGATTCGGCCAACCTGCGACTATAATCAGAGCCACTATGCTGCCTCGCTGTTGGCATCACATCTCCAGAACGGGCGCGACTGCACAACGGCAGTTACAGACCTCTTTTGCTGGCGCGCTCTTGTCTCCAGGATATTGCATCGAAAACCCACCCACGTCAAACGGCTCATTGATTGGCTTTATTTGTCCGCTGGCATTCGCGTGATCGTCCCGTATCCTATTATCTGGCGTACCCAACCATTCCTTGCCGGGTGCGCCCCAATTCTTGTACAGCTCCCACGAACCAACGTTACTCGCGCCAATAGTCTCAGTTCGTGCAATATTCTCACGACGATAGAAGGGCATTCGACTGGAGTACCATTCAAAATCCTCTTTGGTCAAGTCGCCTTTCATCCACTGCCGGAACATCGCCTCAAGATTCTTCGTCATATCGTGAATGCTCCAGCCCTCTTCCATCGCCTGCTGAAACATAATCCGCATCGTCTCGTTAGTCGTGTCTAGGATCGGTTGCGCAAATTCAATCACGTATTGCATAAACCATTCTTGGGCCAGTAGGTTTTGAACGTCGAAGGACATGCCAAACTCAATGTTGAGTTGCTTTGCCCGGTCTTCGATGACTCCTACCAGGACAGGCGCAAACGTTTCGCGCCAATTGTCGAGGCCACCCATCGTCAGATAATCCTCAACGCGCAGAAGCGTTTCACTCCAAGCAACGGTCTGCTTTTGCTCCAGTGCCTTTGATTTCGCATCGTGTACGATTGCCAATATCTCACGGCGGTCGTGAGCAAAAGCATCGTTGGCGGCATCGCTGAAAGCAGGCTCCCAAGATACGGCCTGAGTATCCATCTGTTTCCAGAAGTTAGCCTTTTGTTCAGCAGTCAACCGCGTGGACTTTTGCGCCTTTCCGCCACGCTCTTCCTCGTCCTCTTCTGCCTCGATGGGGCTGTCCGCTGGCTCTGGCAATTTCGGTGTGTCTGTGCTACCCGTTGCTATCAAGTTAAATGGCAGATACCCCCGGTCTCCACCAGGAATCGGAGCAACTTTCAATCCAACGGCTGCAAATGCTTCGTTCGCCGGTGTACCCATTTGCCACATCTGATAAGCTGCGGTAGCAAGTGACGGAATGTCCTTCTGTAATGCTGGAACGTCGCTAAAATCGTAGGCCACCCAGCTGTTATCACCCTGGAGAAAATAACGGAATTCATCCTCAAATAGTTTTGACTCAGGCTTGAGAACGTCCTCCCAAAAAGCCCGGCGAGCGGTGGGGAAGTTTGATTCTGTGCTTCTGTACAGGCCGAGCCGCGTTCCTATAAGCATTGGGTGAACACCAAACGGCCCGCAGATCCGGCTCTCGTTTCGCTCGTCAATAACCTGAAAGCCCATCTCATCAAAGGACAATCCAATGCGTTGATAAGACGCACCCTTGTCCAACACGGCCACCTCTTCTGCCCAGTTGCGATAACCGCCGTACATTTCTTTCCAGCGTTCCTTGATAGT